TGGTGATGAAGGTGACGATGATACTCCGCTCGGTGTTCGGCACGTCGATGCTGCCGTGTCGATGACTTTCGGAGTTGTAGGTGACCGTCAGGACATTGTCGTCCTTATCCTTGTCGGTGGTCTTCGATGAGCGGCTGGAATTGTATTCGATGGTCTTGCCGGACACGCCCACACGGGGGCTGGGATTCTTGTAAACCACGCGGACGCGAACTATCGTGCTGCTCTCCGGCTCGACCGACACCTCCTCGACGTAGCAGTAGTAGATCGTGGGATGGGCATCGCCGACGCGCGGTACGCCAGGCGTGAGCAGGGCATTCACGAGGATGCTCTCCGCGTCGCCCGTGAGCTGACTGACGACGTAGATGCGCTCGAACTGGTACCCGGTCCGCGTGACGTGTCCGCCGGATCCCCGGATGATATCGCTGATGACGCTCATGCTGCGGGTGCCTCCACTGCTGCCGCGATCCGTTTGAAAAGGCCGGTATCGAGCTTGCCCGCCTCGCGCAATTCCTGAAGCACATTCAGTGCGGTCTTCCCGCCGACCCCGGTTTTCATGCTTTCGATGGATATGAGCGGGTTACCCAGGCGGTAGGTGCCAAAGCCGCCGCCGCCGGCCGCCCGCCCGTACTCGCCCATCGCACCGCGCACGGCCCGCCCGTAGGTATCCCAACTAAGCATGCCGATGTTGAGCAGCGCATTCAGGTCATCGAGTTTCGAGGTCAGATTCTCAAACGGCGTGCGGGTGGATTGATAGATCGACTGTGCGGCATTCTCGATTTTAGTCATTGCGGCCGCCGCCTCCTCTAATTTTTTCTTCGCCGTCTCAAACCCCTCGAGTACGGTGATGAGCTTTTCGACTTCGGCCAGGTCCATGCCGCCACCGGGAACGTTTGCCAGGCGTTGTGCCTTTTCGCGGATGAGGGCGGATCTGTTGAGATTGCGGAGGGCGACCTCATCGCGGAGGTTTTTCAGGAAAACGGTGCTCGCCTTCCCGGCCTCGAGGTAGTCTTCGATCTCCTGGTTCCTTCCTTCGGCCTGCAACAGGAGATTGGTGCGATTGCCGGTGCCCATCGCGAGGATGCGGGCCTGGGCCGCCGAGTAACCTTTCTGTTGGAAGTACAATTCCGAGTAGCGCTGGCTCGCGCGGCGGAGCGCCTCGTCGACTTCGCTCACCGCCTCTGTACCGGCCTTGGTGCTCGCGACGACCTCGTCCTGGGCATCGGCGAAGTTGATCGCGGAGACGGAGGCGGCGTTCCCGGCGTCGACCATCCTGTCCCATGCGATGTTCAAGGCGATTGTCGCCCCGGCTGCCAGGCCGATAGCGACGAGTACCTTGGCTAGCCCCACGCCCGATACCGCCTGCAGGAAGACAGAGGCGGATGCCCATGCGCGATAGGCGCTGATGATTCCCTTGATGGCTATGCTAGCTACGCCCAGCATCTTCGTGAATACATAACCCGAAATCACGAGCCTCCCGAGGGTGGTCACGTTGTAGAGATTCGTCTCAGCCAGTTGCTTGAACCAGAAGACCGCAGATTGCAGGGATTGGCTGATACCGACGATGGCCGGAGCGATGGTGGCCACGCCGTTGACGATGGTTTGTTTGACAGCCTGCTGCACGGCGTCCATCGCCTCGGCGGCCGCCCGCATGCGCGACGGATCGACGTTGAACGCCTGACTGAATTTCTCGATGCCTTCAGGTGTTTTGAGCGCCGTCTGCACTTGGGTGAGGACCGACTTGATCCCCATGAAAATAGAACCGCCGATCATCAGACCTATCAGCGGCCGAGTGGCGGAGGTCAAACGATCACCGAGCACGCGGACGGAATTCTGCATCGAGACCAGGCCGCGGTCGGCCGCCTGGAAATCCTGGATCATGCCGATGGTGCCGACCTTGAGCCCGGACTTCATCTGCTTGCTGAATGACCATGCGCGGGAGCGGGCGCCTTCGAGCCCGCTATCGAATGCGGCGCTGTTCAAGCCCAGATTCACCATCAAACTCGCGATTGTGGCCATTGTCGGTTACTCGATTTTTCCGCCCATCTGTTTCGTGATCCCCATGAACAATGCCCTGAACGAATCGTTCGACGGAATCGGTTCGGCCGGCTGCCAGAACTTCAGCAGGAAGTCCTTGATCTCCGATTTCCCGCCCCAGGCGTTCGCGAGCACCGAGCAGAGGAGCGCGGTGCGCAGGTCCGCGCGGTCCTCGCCGAATGGCTCGTTGCCGGCGAACGCCTGCCACTCGGAGAGCTCACGCGAGGACATCCGCTGGCCGAGCTCGGCTACGGTGCATCCGAGGGCGAGGGCGAGCTTGAAGAGGAACCGGCGCTCGGGCCGGCTCCTGAGTTTTTTTCCAGTTCCTTCACGTCGCGGTCGGTGATGCCGGAGAGCCGGGCGGCAACGGCAAAGGCGCGGTCGACGGCCGCCGCCGATTTGCTGCCGAGGATCTCCGCGTCTGATTCCATGAACAGCGGGCTGCCGTCTACCAGACAGGCGGTTCGCACGACGAGCCGCGCGCGCAGGTTCGCCATGTTCGATTGCCGATTGCCCTGGTCGTCGATCGAGACGATCGACGCTTCCCATGCGTCGCGCTCGGCCGCGGTGAGCGAGCGGATGTACATGTCGCCCTGCCATTCCGGGATCTCGACCAATTCCATGCGGGAATCTCTGATCCCCAGGATGACTTCACGGGTAAGTGGCAGAGTGCACTTCGCAAGTTCTCGCGCCAAATCTCCCGGTTTTGTGCCCATTCGAATTTCCTTTCTATCCACAGATTGCACAGATTGCACAGAGAAGAAGAGCTGCAGATCTATGCCGTTGAGAACACGGGCAGGCCGGATACCTTCCAACCGAAGCTGCCCTTCACCATGTCCTTATCGGCGCCGGACTCGATGCCGTAGGCGTTCAGATAGCCCTGGCAGACGAAGTTCCCGTCGGTCTCGAAACCGATGTAGATCGATTTCGTGGTGACGGTGCTTTCCACGAGGGCGATGATCGTGGTCTGTTTGGCTTTGGTGAGCGCCATCGTGAACTTGATCTCGCCGCCCTCGATGAACCCCTGCATGTGTTCGCGGGCGACCGAATCGAAAGTCGTTACGTCGACGTCCTCAACGCTTGCATCGGGGCCGCCGACGCTGAGCAGGGTGCCGACCGAATCGGCGGACGAGGCGGTGCTCGACGTCGAGATCCCGACTACGGTTTGCTTCATTCGTGATGCCATGTGCTGATTCTCCTTTCACCTGCCTGCCGGCAGGTTCATGGTTTCTGAACGCCGCGCACGGTGCAGCTTGCGTGAGCACCGTCGACCTTCGAATGTATTTTCACGCGGTAGTAGGCGAATACCGACTGCGTGGTCGAATAGGAGGCGGGGGCCTCGGGAGTAACGTCGGCCAGGGCCTGCACGGCGACCTCATCGGCGAACGTGCTGGCGTTTGCGCCGTAGACAACCCACTGCGCGGTGTTCGCCGCATCGTTGTTTACGATCGTGTAGGCGAGCGAGGTCCAGGTACGGGTATCGACGTTGGAGCCGGTGACGGCCGTCTCCAGGTTGGCCGACGCCTGGACAAGATTGCCGGTATCGTCACACAGGCGCTCGGTTGCGAGACCGTCGCCCCCGACTACTGCTTTCGTGAGTGTCATGGTCAAGTCCTCTCAATGCGTTGGAATCGTTTCGTCATAGGAGACGGTATATTGTTGCCGGACGCCACAGCGGCGGCGTTCGTCGAGCAGCGGCTCGTCGAATAGATCGACTTCGTTCTCGATGATGATAAACCCGATTTTCACACTGTCGACCGTCCCCGAATAGCCGTCGAGCGCCAGGCGGACCGCATCCGAGAGTTTGCGGGCATCCGGAAATCGATCGCCCCAGGTCGTCACGTCATACGAGGCAGTGACCAACCCGGTCGGGCCGTCGTTGCTCCGCAGGTGCTCGTTGCTCGTGCGCTCGTACACGATGGCCGGGAATGTGGCATCCTGCGGCAGCTCCTGTGGATAGATGCGGCTGCCCGCAAGAGGAAGCACCCCGGCATCGTCATGCAGGATCGAGTAGATCGAGTCTACGGCCACGATTTCTATCCTTTATCAATGCACTGGGATTGTTTCGTCATAGGAGACGGTATATTGCTGTCGTACGCCGCAGTGGCGGCGTTCGTCGAATAATGGTTCCTCGAGGATGTCGAGCTCGTTTTCCAGCATGATGAATCCGATTTTCACGGTGCCCACGGTTCCGCTGTAACCGTCGAGCGCGAGGCGGGCGGCATCGGCGAGCAGACGGGCGGCCACGAAGGTTTCCGCCCAACTAGTCAGGTCGTACAGGGCGGTGGCGAGTCCGGTGGCACCGTCGTTGCTCCGGATATGATCGAGCCTCGTCCGTTCATAGACCAGTGCCGCCAGTGCGGATTCCTGGGGCAGCTCCTGAGGATAGATCCGCACGCCGACGATCGGCGAGACACCGGGATCATCGTGGAGCAGCGAATAGATGACCTCGTCGACCGTTGAGCCGGAGGCCGCTGCCCCCAGGCTGATTTCAAGTTGGCCCGGAACGATTAACCTCACGGGTTAACTCCATCAGGGGACGGCGGCAACCGGCACGTCCACGGTATAGGTGACGGCACTGTGCACGACGACGATGTGCAGGTAATAGGCGGATCCCGGGGTCATTCCCGATGGGGACTTCGTGCCCGCCCACACGTTGTTCGCATCCTCCGCCAGATTGACGGCCGTCCAGACGGCGACGCCCGCCGCGGTGTACAGCCGCATGCTGACCGATGTATCGATATTCAGCGTCACG